AAACTCAAGGTCTTGTTCTGAGGCTTGCGCTTCAATTAAATCTACCTCTTCTAGGTCTAGCGTATTCGGGTCGATATCAAATGCTTTGTCGACAATGGCGGCACGTTCTTTCCTGACCTCAAGAATCACACCTACGCCTTCAGCAAGCTCTCGCTTCTTAAGCTGATACATATTGTCTAGGCTATTTCGAATTGCATTACTGCCCTGATAATTGCGTCCGTCCTTATTACTGTGGCCGAGTATCAGAATGGTACCGCCCGCTTCTCGAATATCTTTTAGTAGGTTCATTACCAGTCCAATTTTGGCTTCGTTGTTTACATCGGCGAAGTCTCGAAGACTGTCCACAAAGAAGATCATGTTTTCAAATTGATTAGCAGTAGCATTTTCTGCCAACGTTCTTAGTAGTTCAAACGGGGGCAGGGGGCTTTTGCTACGTTGCACATAGTGCAAGTTTGCATGAGGTGCGATAAGCAGTTCGTGTACCTTGCGCTCTTTCAATACACTTAGTGGATTGTCAAAATCTAAGTAGAACACTTGTTTCATTCGGGGAGCACAGTATTTCGCCAGCGCAAACGCTAACCAGCTTTTGCCATTCCCACCATCGGCATAGACCATGGTCATCATGCGCTTGGTGATGAAGCCTTCAATAACGAAATCTATCTTTTGATTAAAATCAGCTTCGCACAGGCTTGCTTGTGTGAGTATTTGGAGCATTTATTGGTCCTTTCTTATTAGAGTTCTTCTAGCGCTTGGTATTTGATGGTGTGATACACGCCACCAAAATGTTCAATGTCTTCATCTGTAAAGCCAGCAGCAATCAAATGGTCTTTGGTTAAGCTCTCAAACAGTTTGAATAAAAGCTTTGAGCCGCGTTTAGAAAGCTCCACACAGCCAAACAATTCATCCATTGGGATGTCTTCAGATTCGGTTTCTTTTTCTATCACTTGTATTTCTCCTGATAATTTGTTGTTACCGCCGTAAAGCAGTTTGTTTAATACTGGCGTTACTCTTAAGCCCTCCACCTGAACACGTCGCACCACTTCTTTGACGACAGTTACGGGTAACTTGCTTCTAATCGCCAACTCGCGTGTGCTCTCAATTCCTCTGCCATCTAAAATGGCATTGAGCTGTAATTGCGTAATGGTGTGGTCGAGTATGATGAGGCTCATTTTTCACCTATAAATACTTGTTCAGTGATTGGTTTTAACGACTTGTCGAACAATCGGTAATGGGCCTTTTTCGTTTAAAGCACCTTGGCAAAACTCGGCGGCATACCTGTGTCCTTCATTTGCTATAAGCGTTCCTAAAGTAAGTGCGCAAACAGCTTCTATGTAATTTTTGTAGTCTTCGTTTGTAAGATTTTTGACTAACTCAGAGTTGAATGTATTTGTTAAAGCAGCCTTTACAGACGGGCTGTAGTCTTTCATGATCATCACCTTAAATAAGCTGTGGTTGAATTTTGTTGCGATATTCTTCACGCTTGGTGCGCAGAATTTCGTAAACACGAATTTGATTGAGTTCAGGACAGTATTCTTTTCGTATCTTTTCTACTGGCCAGTTGTGGTTGTGCCACAAACGAAACATTTGAATGTCTCGTAGTTCTTGTTGAAGGCGCTCACCGCGTGGTAAGTATCTACACTCACCACCTTGGTAATGCGCTATTTCTGCGATAAGTTGGCAGCTAAGCTTGTACGCCTTGTTATCTTCGATATTTGCCTTTTTAAGGCGGCGCTCACAAATTAAAACCAATGCCCACAAGTGCTCTTTGTATCTGGCCATGGCTAGTGCTTTGTCGTCAGCTAAATCCGGCAGGTGCTCCAATAGTGAGTCAAAGTCATCGTCAAAATCGAACTGCTCTTGATTGCTCACGGCATCAGCTCCTCAAAAGCGCTTTTTACATACTCGTAAGGCGCTTTTTCTGTACTCCACACCTTTCTATGCCCTTTCAACACGGTGTACCCTTCAGCAATGAGTTTTATTGCCATCTCACGTCGGTGCCAGTTCTTTAGTGACTCCAGTACTTGTGCCAAGCTCTCATCTTTCAGCCAGCCCACGTGCGACACGTTAACAATGCGAGACACATAGGCGTCTAATGCACTCTCAGAACCGTCTCGCACAAAACCTTGCTGATACATGGTTATCCAAATAGCACGTATTTTGTCTATTCCCGTACCTTTAGACTTGGGTGACAGTCTGCGTCCAGAAGATGCTTTTCTAACTTTGAACCCTTTATCTTTCATTTCGTCCATGACGCGCTCAAGCTGTTCTACGTTCATGCCTACGCATGAATTCGTCCCTGTAACGCGTTGAAGCAAGTTGCGGTAACTGTCCTCATTCATTTTGAGCTGCGCTTTTGCGACATGAATTTTGGTAATTAACCCGCGTTTGATAGACATTTATTCGTCTCCGATTGGCAAGCTGTCAGCCGCGCCTTGAAAAAACGCTTGAGCAAACAGTAACGCTGCAACTAAAAGAGAAAACACACCTCCCCAGTTGTGTCCGAAGTAAAAGCAATACGCAGCGGCGTAAAGAAACATCATAAATAAACAAAGACGTAGCATGGTTTTCTCCTTTCCCTAAACAAAGCCCTGAACGTTCAAGGCTTTGGTTAAGGGCCCCGAAGGGCCGCTCGTTAGTTAGCTGGCATTATTTCTAGCCACTTTTCGTTGTTGCTTTCGTCGTGATACACATTCATCACGTAAGTTTCTTCTACGCCATCAACGTCTGGCGGCAGCTGCGCAACGGCTTCGGCTAGCTCTCGTTTCGAGCCAATGTGGGTTCGGCTAAGCACTTTCGGTTGATTGCTCATTTTTCAATTCCTTGTTGGTGTCAGTAGTAATGTCTGAGATATCCAGTGCAAGCTGGCGATACGTGCCATCTTCAAGACGGAAATAAATGCGGAAGTACTCAGCACTGCTATCAACCTCAATAGCGTCAGCCAGTGCGGTCATGGCCAGTTGCCATTGCTCGTCTTGAATGTTGTGTTGGCGAAGGCTTAGTACCTTGGCAGCGCTAAAGCGCCCGTGCTTATCGGTTTTAAATGCGCCTTGCACAATGGCTTGAAGGTTCTTGTTACTGCCTTTCGACCAACGCTTAATGCACTCGTCAATCATTGCTTTTGCGGCTACAAGGTTTTCGTTGAAACACAATCTGTCTTGACGGCTGCGCTCAATCTTTATGCGACGGTCAAAACTATAAAGCGTGACATTGCCCTTGGTGCCGCCCAGGCGTTTGTCATAATTCTTCATTGCGTGACTTACAAACTCAGCAACGTCTCGTTTCAACTTTTTGGTGAACGCTTGTAGTTCGTCATGCACCAAAATTGCGTTAAGAAAGAGCTCTCTTGTCAATTTGTCGCGCTCAATCTCAAGAGGCTTGATGCGGTCTTTACGACGCAGGTTGCCCTCACCATCTTCCATGAAACCAGTTGGGGCTTCTGGTTTTGCAATTTGATAAAGCTTGTCGATAGATGTCATGCGTTTAATTCCTGTTGTGGTTCTTCATTGGTTAAGTGCCATTGCACCGTGCAGCCGTATAGTCGTGTAGCCATCATGTGACAGCGGCCAGTGTGCGTTCCCGTAATTGAAATCAATGTTCCTTTTACCCGCTTGTCTCTTGGCGGAAGGATATTGATAACGGTGGATGTGTCTTTGATAGACAGGCCAGTGATGGCACACCCTTGCTTGATGAGGTGCGTCATCGCCAAGCTCGCCTTATCCACTCTTTTCTTAAAAGCAGTGTTGTAAGCGTTCATTGCTTGCTCCTGTGTATGCAGTTTTGGCACGCTCTAAAAAGCCTGACGCGCTGCGGGTTACTTGCCGAAAACGGTCTTATCTGTTCGTTTAAACAGCGTTTAACCGCTATTGAACCAAGCACTGGACAGGTCACTGTTAAATTTGCGTACGCTGCCAGTACTTTCTTTTCAATATTGCTAATGCTTCCTGGATACTTTTCATTGAGTACCTGCGAAAGCGTGGTCTTACTCATGCCCGTGTCTAACTCAACCTGACGTCGGCCCAGCTCCTTGACTTTTTTCAACAATAATGCGAACCACTCCATGCTCATCTCTCCTTGTCGGGCTTAACAAGTTGTTTAAGGTTCTGGTCCCAAAGCCCCGACTTTTTGATCACTGGATATTTATGCCCAGTATTTTCTATAAGAAGATACTTGCAGACGCGCGGACCTGTTTGCTGCCCTTTGCTCCGCTGGTTGCGTGTCTTTACTACGTATCTGTATTTAACTAAGTCACTGATAAATCGAGTGACGTTTTGGCGGCTAGTACTTGCAGCTGCCTGCACTTCTTCAACGGTAAACTGGCTGTTTAGAAACCGAATGGCTTGCCATATTCTTTGTCTTGCGTTTGCCTTAGGGTGCGGGTTAGGCCTACTTCTGTTAAAACTAGGCTCCTTACCCGTTGCCTCATAGACATACGGTTTTGCCGATTTATTTACCGCTTTAACG